GAATATCTTAGATCACATCCACAAATGAAAGACACCTATAATAAATATAATAAACTCATTGTTTAGTTTCTTTGCTGTTAATTTCTTTAACCATCTCGTTTATGGATGTTCTAATTATTTCTTCACGAAGACGCTGTTCTATTCTTTCTTGCTTTGACATCTTGGGCTTTGCTTTAATTCTTTGAGTATTTCTTTCAGCCCTATTCTGTTTATGCAAAGAGTCTTTATCGTTTGCCTGTTTCACTATCCTTTTTGCCCATCCCAAGTGCCTATCTTAGTTGTAGGGATCCCATGATCTTCCCAAAGTCTTATAACATTTGGATTATCATCTACTGCATGTTCAACAGTCCAAAGTTCTAATATCTTATCAAGTATATCTTTCTTGGCCTCATAGTCTGGTCTATTGTCGTTATCTGCCCTCATAAATAAGCCGTGTGATCTAATATTATTTTTGGCAAGCCACATAGATGTTAGCCCACGATACTTTTCTTTACGAGATGTTACAATAAGTATTGCATGCATATCAGAAACAGAATTATTTAACATCTCAACTACTTCTACATTTGGCAGGGCATCTATAGAGGCCTCATGAAAGGCATCATAATCCCTATTAGATCCACGAACATAATGAAGAAATGGATCTACATTTGCAAGAGTTCCATCTACATCGTATATATGTGCTATTGGTTTCAATTGTGATCTTTCATGTGTCTTGATAATGACTCGTTTGCCATAATTCCCCATCGTAAATCCCATTCTTTTTTACAAACGGGACAAACAACAAGCCTACTCATCTTTGTCCCAATATGCTTTACCAAACTCGTCGTAGTCATCCCAACCAGCACCATCTAATTTTAAATCATCCATCATTCCTTTGATGTCAAGTTCATAGTATGTTCCCCACCAAGTGTAAGGCTTGTTAAGATACTTCCACATTTTTGCGTGGTATTTATAACGAAATCCTAAATTGCTATCTAATGCCTCATCTAAATCAATAGCCTTAACAAGGTGATTACCTGCATATTCCCCACAAAAATTACCTATCCATCGTAATGGAAGTATCTTAGTCTTTTCTATCTTTGTTGAATGCTTCAACTTATTCAAAATCTATCTGTGTTTCAAAAATATTAGTCATATAGTTGTCTTTTCCTCTTGCAATTCCAGCAGCCCAAGTAAGTGCATGATAAACAGCAACCTCAATTTCATCTACAGGTGGCATGATCCCATCTATTTGATCTTCAATCTCTCTGGCAATTTCTTCTCTTAATGTCATTTCGTCTATGCTCATACTTTAAGTATAGCGCATTGTGCACGGTATGTCAAGTATAATAGACTTATGACCCTACTATACATACTCTATAGCCCCATACATAAGGCTATTAAGATAGGGATATCTGATGTTTCAGGCAGAAGGTTTGCAAAGCATAGAAATAAAGGTTGGATATTGATAAAGTATTGGTCATTTTCTGAACGGGATAGAGCAAGAGCAATAGAAACTATAGTACTAAACACACTAAGACAAAAGCATGGATACTATCTGACTAAGGAAGATATGCCACAAGGTGGATATACTGAGACATTTGATGCGTCGAAGATAACTCGAAAGGCTTTGATTCGTATGGTTAACAAGGCAGCAAAAGATTTATCGTAATCTTTTATTAGCAGCACAAGTAAGACATACAAAGGGATCATCATTAGCCTTTACATATAGTTGATCACATTGGCTACAGGCTACCCTGTAAGAATCAATCTTCTTAGCATATAGGCTCCAAGAGGACTCTAACTTATCCATGACTTACTTGCATGCCAAACAGTAGAATGGGGCACGGAGATTGTCTCTATGGGTTACTACGGTTTGAGCACACTTATGGCATTGAATCTGTATAAGGTTTGGATCTGAAACAGGCATTGAGAGTTTAAGGCTTCTCGTGTAGTAATATTTGGTGGTATACCAAGTAAGTAGTATTATAATTATTTCCATCATACTATTATATCAGAGTCATTACTCAAAGTCTACCTGAGACTCAAAGATATCTACAGGCTGCTTGTCATCATCCATAGCCCCACAGACAGCACAGGTTACTTGTCCATCAAGGTCTAATTGATAGTCGCATCCGTATTTTGTGCATGTCATGGTTTATACATCACATCGTAATATTTATTTGACATAGCAAAGGCTTTCTTCCTGGTTGGCCATTCCTCAGATGAGTATTGCTGTATAACGGAATCGTAATACCTCCATTGGCCAGTAGCAGGATTGATCTCAACCTTTACTTTCATAGTGTTCATATATACATCATACCACTTCATGCTATACTTGTCAATATGGAGCCAGTAAGAGTATTAAAAAATTCTATAAACAATGAAGATGCTGAATTTATAATTAATTATATAAACAAAAATCAAGATTCTTTTATTGCTGGACCAAAAAGACTAAGATTTCAAAAAATGTTTGGAGATGACAAATTTCACAAAGAACAATCAGCAAAAATTATTACTGGTATAGACGAAATACAAAACAAAATAGAAACAATTATTAATCTTTCAGTAAAATCTATATCATATGAATTTAAGGATAATCAACAATTATATCTTTCATCGTTCTGGTTAGCAAAACAATTACCTGGCGCTCAAGTTCGTGGACACTTAGACACAGACTCTGGGTTTAATGATCATTACGAATACAGCGCTATATTGTACTTAAATACTCCTAACAACTCTGGCCCATTGGAGTTCCCGTACCTTAGTCTGGAAATTATGCCTATGTCTGGAGATTTAGTTATATTTAAGTCGGCGGAAAATACATCTTTTCATGAAGTAAAATTTATAAATGAAGACAGGTACTCGGTCCTTTTGTGGTTTACTAAGGATAAAAATTATGAATTAAGGTTCGGCGGAAAATAGAAGTTATAGACCTTCTTATGAGTCTAACGACTCACTTTCGGTTATAGTCCCTTAATGCTCCGTTAGCCATCTTATTAGCATCTTCTTCTGTGTGGGTATAGCCAAAAGACACAATCTTTAATCCATTATATAGGCTCCAGTGCCAGGGAATTGGGGGGAGAAAGAATTTCTTTTCATTCTTAACTAACCTACCATTAGATTTTTTAGGAGGAGTATATTTCTCAATCACTATCTTTAGAGACATCCTGTGGCACCCATACTTTCTTTCCATCTTTCCACACAGGCCAGTAGCCCAGGGAACGCCAATCCATCTTCGTAATCTTTGGTTCAGTAGCCACCTAAGCACTCATTTCTTGTATGAAATAATCTAATCTTAGTCAATATTTTGCGGGACGGACCAAAGAGATCTTCTCTACAGGTACTACACCTATAAGACCATTCACCACTAAACCAGTCATGAACATACCCTTTGGCATTGGCGTATTTATTGGCTACAAAGGTTTGAAATGGATCAGGTATTTCAAGACTTCTTAGCATAAGCACACCATACCCTACCATCTGTCATGGTTTGATGTAGTTCCCAAAACAAAGGATTTTTAACACTCATCTCACACTTTAGACATTCTTGAGGTTTCATTCTTCACGCTTCCAATGGAGATATGATTTAATGTAGACTGCTGCATATGCAAGGGCACTGAAAATAAAACCATATTGGTCAGTATATATAGCATAGGCTATCCAAAGGGATTCATTAAACAACAGGACATACCATCCCCAGATAGTCTTACGGCCAACAAAGAAGATACCTGTAACGCCAATAACGGCAAGCACCCAAGAGGCATAGTTGTTCATGAACAGTTCCATATATTCAGTATACCTTAGATTGAGGGTTTGGTCAAGTTATGAATTTAAATCCATGACCAGATGATCTTTACACACACCTGAAACAGAGTAGTTTCCAGGTTTGCCGACTAACTGGCTATACATTGCGTCTTTGTCGCAATAATAACATTTTTCTAAATCTCTTGTATTCATACTTTTATTATAACACACTGATATATTTCGGGGGAATTAAAGAAGTGTTCGTAATCCCCTATATAGAATCCTTAAAGAAGTCTATACCCACATACCACTTAAACAGATATAGGCCTATCTCCCATTCATGCTTAACTGGATAGCCCCAGTTATGCAGATATACCCCAAGAGAGTAACTGGAGGTCATCTTGCCATAGTGTAGTTTCATATGGCCTCGATAGTGGTTAGACAAACCACTTTGGTAATATTCATCTTAGGCTCTTCTGCTTGTGCCATTGCTCTGGCTTCTTTCTCAGTTGAGGCAAAGATGTCAAGATCAAATGCCGTAGCGTAATCTAATAGAGATACTCTGAATATGTGCATAGTCTAAGTATACAGAGGCTATGATGGTTTGTCAATATGGGTTCCGTGCAAAAAAGTTATCCACAGGTTTGACAATGTACCTATTGGTAGGTTAAGGTACATTTGAGTAGGAAATAGGGTTTGGAATGTACCTTTCGTAATAGTTATCCACAGGTTTATCCACAGAAATATGTTACTGATTATATAGTTAAACAGAGTAGAAGTGGAGTGAAGTGGAGGATAGTGGAGAATGGAGCATTTATATGAAGGGGCGTCGTAATCCCAAACCTCAAACCTTCTTTCCCCAAACCTTCATAGCGGGATTATATCGCAAACCTTCATATCTGTCAAACCTTCATATGCATGGTTTGGGCATTGTATCCTATCTTGTATGGTTTGTCAAGCCCATTTGATGCAAAAAAAATCTCCCAAAACCAGGGAGAAATTGTCGATAATCGTAATCTTTTTTTAACAAACCTTTATAGTATTTAAAGAAAACCAGGAGAAAAGGTTTGTTATTCTATAGGGGGTGGTTTGGTGTATCTATTTGAATCCCCTTGGAAAATTGGTAGATCTCTCCAAGGGCTACGCCCACGGCTTCGCCGTCTTTGATAGGATCATTAATGATTTCTAGGGCGGGAGTGAAAGAAAAGAACTTAGACAAACCTATAAGGTGAGTAACACCAACAAAGGAGTTCCACATAGAATCAGAGAATGCCTGATATCCTTTAGGATCTCTTTTAGCATATGCTGCAAAGTGTCTTGGAGTCATACAAACCATTATATCACGATTTAGGAAAATTCTGATGTCGTTCGTAATAAGGTTTGATAAATGTGGTTTGATATGCTAGGAACTTCAGGGACTTTTTTGGATTGGATCGTAATAAGGTTTGACAAAATGGTTTGTCTATGGTATCATATCAAAATTCTAGCGCTTTTTTGCATGCGAAAGGGAGCACCCTTATGCAAGCGCTCCCTGTCTACAAATTATTCTTCTGGTCGGTTCTCTTCTACATACGCCATTAGTTCGTTCATATTAGTAACTCCTTCAAGTTCCTCTTCTGTAACCTCTAATGCTTTTAGCAACAGATCAAATGTCTCTAAGATAAATGTTTCTGCCATTGGTGTTTCTTTTACTAAACCCTCAGCAATAAAATATCCAAGAGGTAGCCCAACATCGTTGAACTCTATAAAGTTTTTCATATCCTCGTCATCTCGGAACTCAATCCAAAACTGTCCCAAGATACCTGCCTTATTTGCGAAATCTATCATCGTAGTCCTCTCCAAAGTTCACTGTCATAATTCTATCATACTCTTCTTGTGCGGTCAAGGCAAGGACATCAAATCTATTAAAGACAATGGCTGGGTGGTTCTGTACTAAATACATTCCCACCTGTTCCAAGTCAATAGAAAAATCTTCTGTCAATAACCTTGCTAACCTCTCTGCCAGTCGTGAGGCAGGGGTATGTTGTGACTTTCTTATACTGTACGCCATAGCATACTCCTCTCAATTCATTATACCCTAAAGGACAGGGTGGCGCAACCCCCACAGTCACGCCAGCCCTATCTTTATTTAGTTAATCAGGAAGTGACCAAACCCCTGATTTGAAGGCGCCTAAGCGCTTACATTTTGTGGGGCGTATGCATTAATGATCTTGGTCCCATTAGTTGTCGTCATCCTCATCATTAACAAAGTTAACAGTTACACTATGTACTCTGCCGTCTTCTATTTCAGCGTATACAGGATACATTCCGTCACCGTACCCTGTGTTAAATACAACACCTGAGCCTTTATTTAGTTCGCCGTATCCCTTAGTTAGGGTAGCGTTACAAGCACCAAGGTAACCATACTCGCCTACCTTGTTATGGTGTTCATCAAAATCAATCTTATCTGACTCCCAAGGCTTCCACTGCTCTAAGTAGCAAGGGTCGCCAATCATTGCTTGACCTGAGTCAACAGCAAAATAGCCTATTAGTTGTTTCATTGTGGGGTATCCGTTTCTATTAGTAGTAGTTCTTCAAGTGTAGCACAATTAGGACATTTTTCCAAATCGGCCTCATCAAACTTATCTCTGATTATATTATCAGGGTCTTCAAACTCGGCGCTGCAGTTCTCACAGTAGAACCAGTTATGACTGACCAAGACCTGAATGGTCGTGTCAGGAGGGCAGGGGACAGAAGTGATAAAGTATCCTATTCGATTGACAAAATGCCAACCATTCCAGATATAAGAACCACCGTCATCACCGTCGCCATACATCCATATGTAGGCAGGGTCCTGCTGCTTTACAAACTCAACCTCATCGCCATAGGTTTCAAACATCTCTCCGTCAAAGGAGGCATTTGTATCTATATGATTCTTGATTGGTTTGTATATGTCACACCACTCATCAAAGGTAAGTTCAATAAAATTATTCACCAAGAATCTCCTTACGGTTCTTTACTTCTTCCTTGGCAAATGCAATAGCATATGTTAGTGCATAGACCTCAGTAAGGGCGTCTAAGTATCCTGTAGCCTCTGTACGAGCCATTGAGTCCATTGCGTCCTCTGAGTACTCCTCTGCGTCAATACAACGGTCAAGGATTGCTTCTGCCTCAACCATTAAAACTTTAAGGTGACCGTGCAGGATATCTGCTCCGTCCATACCAAGTTCTACTAATTTCATTAGGTATGGGTCAAGGTCTGTACTATTCACTGACTACCTCCAAATAATGCTTAGAGACATGAATGGCTCCTTCAAGGTAAGGAACAATGCTATCAGCACCGTCCTCGTTTTCCAAATCCTGTTCAAGGGATATGGCGTGTAGTCTGATATATTCTCTGAATGTATTTAGGTCCATATATTAATTATACGGGTTGGTGTTGATTTTTACAACTTCACGCGGTGTGATGTTGGTCACAGGGAAGATAGGTCCCCAAGCGTCATCATAACCAATATAAGCCATCTTCCTACCACATGGGCAGGTCATCTCTACAGATCCCCTGGGGAATCCATAGTCATCCCTGGCGGTAAACTCAAGAAGAGCATCACACTCATCAGGGTCACAAACAAATGTATACTTACTCCACATACTAATCTCCTTGATTAACTAAATAGGCACGAACTTCTTCTAAGGCATCAATAGCCTGTTCACATACAACAATCATATCTTCTTTAGTCATGGATGTCCTTCAATCCTGTTTCTCTGTTATGGATAGCCGTAACTCCGCAGGCACAGTAAAAATATCCTGGTACATCATCACATTCCCAATAATGATTATGCATTAGTCAAAGTACCCTTCTGACCATAGGCCATCAAAGAAGGACATAGCCTTCTCCAAACCATCTGTTACTTCAGAAGACAGTCTACCTGATTTGATAGCATCTTCCATAGCATCTGTCATTACCGCAATATCAGTTTCAGTATAGCCTAACATTCAATTGCCTCCATATATTTAATCATAGTATTAAGTGTTATGTGAATATAGCAATCACAATCATCTGATGTATCTCTGTCATCAAAATGTGCCAAGTTGTCATCATACATATAATCAATTAGTTCTTGTGATGTAATCATTTTGTATACCACTCACCAAGTTCAGGTAGGAATACATTTTCCTCTACATCCCATTGAGCGTCATCCCAACTAAGTTCATCGGTCATAATTTTACCGATTTCATCTATGAAGGTTTGCATAACGGCTTCTGCGTGGTGTCTGTTCTTAGCCTTGATATTTGTAATAGAGATAGCAAGGTCGCAAGAGTAGTAGTCTGCGTATAGGGTTGGGTCTTCTATGGTCTGAGTCATTTCTTTCCTTTTTTTGTGGGTTATATACCAAGTATGACAGAGTTTTGGGGAAATGTCAACTCTATCTTAATCCTAAATCAGGGAAATATTATTGATCATCTTAATAAAGAATGTGATAAATGTCACACCGCTAGAAATATTTTTGCTAGGAAATTTTGCGAAGTGTACGGGACTTGAACCCGTGATCTCTACCGTGACAGGGTAGCGCATTAACCAACTATGCTAACACTCCGTGCGAGCAGTTTTTATTCTTGCTCAGGAATTTTTTTGTTATGCTAAGGACATAACATTTTGTACAACTTTTAGCAAACGATTTTTTTCTGCGTTGATAGCAGGGTCAAATCCGCTTGCGCTTGCGAGAATGGATTCGTTAGAACCACCACGAGCAGAACGATACCAGTCAAGGCGTTCGGTTAGCGCATTGAAAGCACCCCACGCATTACCAGCAATCATTCCGTTAAATTCACCAGTGTAAATATCGTTGATAACATCAACTTTATTTTCCCACTTTTTCATTGAACCCTTAGAATCTTTTTCTGGCTTAGCATAAGCAGCAAGAATGATTTTATTAAAATCAATCGCACTAACTTCTTTTTCAATCATAGCCTTAGCCATAATATCAAATTCGTCCATATAAGCATTGGCAAGCCCAAGAGTTTCACGAGCAATTTGTACTTTGCCGTTAGCAGTTTGAGTGTGGCGAATCTTGAAAGATTGCTTGATTCCCTTGTTCTTCTTACGACCTACGCCACCAAGCGCAAGGTTAAGAGTGTTAGCGCACACAACACGAACAGGTGTAATGCTTGCTTGAATAGCGATTGAACCATCGTGAGATGTGTTAATTAGCAAATAAGTTTTTACCTTATCGCTTACACCATTAGGGTCAAGAATTGTTTCACGCTCTAAAGCAAGCGCACCGAATACAACACGACCACCCTTAATTGAACCTGCGGTTTCCCATCGTCCACCACCATCAAGAATATTATCACCAAATGAGAATAAATCTTCATTCTGTAATGGGTGATAGCGTTCTCCAACAATTCCAAGAATGTCGGTCTGAGTTGTATCTGTTGGGTTAGTACGCAAAACATATTGGTATGCCTTGTCGCTTGTTAGATGTGTTGGTGCTTCTAAATCTTCAAGGCGAACATTCCACCCATTAAGATTTGCTGCTGATAGCATTTCTGCCGTTGTTTTTTCTTCTGTAAATACTGTACCTAATCCGTGCCAAGCAGGTTCTCTAAATGAGGCGAATGAGGTTTTGCCGTTTTGTGTTTCTAAGTCGTGAGCCACGATTTTCCTTCTTTCTGTTGTTGATATTTCAAGTATAGCAGGACTGGCTGACATAAGCAAATCGAGATAGTTAGACATAGGGCAATTCGGACATTTTGTAAATGTGATCTTAAACATATGTGATATTTATCACAGGCGCCCTAGCAAAAATTTAAGGGAATTAAAAGTGAGCAGTTTATAAACGTGCTCAGGTTTATTAGTAGCCCCCTACTAAATATCTATTCTATCAATAGATGAAGACAACCAAGAAATATTATCTGAGTTGTATTGAACAGTATCAAAATCAATATCGTGAATTGCATTCTGTGCAGACTCTTCATCACGTGCATTAACGGTCACTGAATACATAACTGTAACTTCAACTTCGAATTCTGTTGTTAATTCAAAGCCCATAATTTCAGCAATTGCTTCCGCTTGCTCTTCTGTTATGCTTTCATCTGATAATTCGCTAAGGGTCCATTCTTTCATTCCCTCAACCATACGGTTGCGTTCTGCAGAATCTGCATATGAACGTTGTGTTACTTTTTGGATGTGCTCTTCTAATTGTGTTACACGCAATGTTGTCTTGGCTAAAGAGTCACGAAGAAATTCTTGTGTTTCATTAACTGTTGGTGCTGGTGTGCTTACTTGCTGGTCCATAAGGGGCCTCTTTCTGTTAGTTGGTTAGTTTAATTGTACCGTCGGCCACTGACATTTGTCAATTACCAAGATGATGAGTAATAGAATGATAACTTATCTACTTCAGGCAGAGCAAAGACTCGCTCTAACTGAGTAATAGTATTAGTAAGGTCGTTCCAATACCACTCATCAATATCTGTTCCACCAAAGAAAAATCCTTCTTGTGGTGGCAATAGGCTTGGGTCCTTAGTTTCAAGTGCGTGTTCGCAGATAACCTTTAGTTCTGTTAGTTTGTCTTGTGAGACATAGTATTCACCGCAGTTATCATTACCGCCTTGAACATTTGTGACGAACCAGTTGTGTATCTGATTAGCCTTGCGCCAATAGGCACAGGTGACCTCAACGCTTGCTCCATAGATATCTGTTGCTACCTCTGTGAGTTGTGTGATTTCCATTAAGTCATTAAACTTAGGATATACCGCTTCAGGTGAGTTGTAAGATAATTCATCATTATCCTGTAGGACTTGCCAATTAACTTTGGCCAAGTGCTTTCTTGCGTTTAGATACATATCTAATCCCATTGGGGCTCCTTCTTGTTGTTTATATTAATTATACTGTGTGGGTCTGACATTTGTCAAGTGCCCTGGTGATCGTGGGGGAGGGGGAGGTGAGCAGTTTGGCAACATACTCAGGTTGTGTATCTAATTAGAGATACTGGGCGATTGCGTTGTAGGTAGAAGTGCTAACAACTTCCTCATCTGTCATCTTTAGCAGACGAATTGCGTTTGAGATTTCTTTCTTTGACTCACGATAAGTGTGCTGATGAATTACCTCGAAGTCCTGCTCAGGCTCTTTAGGCAAATCTTTTTCTAATACTGTAAGGTCGAAGTCAATGTTAAGATTGTTTGACCAATTACGATAGTTAGTGCGGAAGTTTTCTGCTTTGCTGATGTTTGCGATAGCGTAGTCTTGGACTTCTTTCTGCCAAGCCTTTTTAGCAATTTCGTGCTTTGCTTCTTTTGCTGATTGTGTTGCGTAGTCTGCCTCTAAGGTTGCTAAGGCTTCCTCTAATCCTGCGATTACTCGAACTGTTGGGATTTTTACATTTATTGCTTTGGCTCTTGCCATCTGTTTTCTCTTTTCTTTTGTGGGTTATTAGTGGGGGTGTTAAGCAGTTTTTGTAGTCATACTTAGGACTAAGTTACTTTCTAACTGGCTTGTTAGATTACTTTGCTGTCCAAGTTGTGTAGCGAACTGCGCCATTAACATCTAACTTGATACGAACTGATTGTCCGTCTTTGCTTGGTGAGATTTCTTGGATAGTGCCTGTTACCTTTGACTTCTGTGAAGTGTATAGGTCGCCGACCTTGTAAGTTGCGTTTGTTACTGCCATTTTTGTTTTTCCTTTTCTGTTTAGTTGATACCCTAAGTATAACATTTCCTACTGACATTTATCAAATTATTATCTGATAATCTCATTATGTGAGAACTGCTATTTGGTTATACCTAAGTATGACAGAAAATCTAAGAAATGTCAAATCGGGGAGTTTGAGCGTGATTTTAAACACATCTTAAACACTTGACAAACCAAAAGTTTTGCGCTAGGATTTTGCTAGGCCCTCCACTTTTCAGCGGGGACTTGAAAAAAAAGTAATAATAACAATGTACGTTAGTATCATTAACAGTGCAATTTTCATTTATCTCATTTCTTAGTCGCAGAAAAAACTATGTCTGCTTTAGAGTATACACACAATCCGCAAGAAACGCAAGCGCTTCCATTAGTTGAGATAAGTGGAATTGCTTTTAGATTTTCAGGACATTTAGCACCAGGCTTACCAATCATTTCTTTCATATCTGCTTGACCGATAGCAAAATTCTTAGCAAGGTATGCAAGACGAATGCCTTGATTATTTTTTAAGTCAACGCCAATCTTTACATTCTCACTATCAGTGCTAAAGTAAAGAGACAGATTATCAATATCCTTAAGAATAAGCGCTGCAGACTTAACGCGAGTGTATACCCAAAATTGAATGTCGGGATGATTAGCAATAATTACTTTCCAGGCATAAGTATAAGTGTCATTGAAGAAGTCACCGTCCCAGTGTATGCGGAATAACTTAGGGGCATTCTTTTTTTCACAATCAGCAATAAATTCAACGATCATCTCATCTAATAGAATGAGCATTGTGTCCATATCGGCATTGCGTAGCAATTCCCAATTGTGTAAAAGGTTGGCCCTTACTCCAGGGAATACTTTTTCGAGTTTTCCTGCGTAGCATACGCTTTCACATACGGTAGTGGCACCAGGACACGAGAAAGCCTTTCCAGCAGGCAATCCAAAGGTGTTGGCAATTGCGGCTTGCTTTCCATTTTTAGTGACAAGATTAGCGACCTTTCTATCATTAGAGCGTTTTAGTTTAAGGGTATTAGTAGTCAAGGCCAAGGCTCATCTCTAAGGCAATGTCTTCATTATAGGTTGCGGACATTTCTTCAAGTAAGCAGTGTGTACATTTTTCTTCAAATTCATCAACCGCATTTTCACGGCAAGAGGGACAGGTTGTGGCATAGTATTCATCATAGAATTCATCTGCGATATTTCCCATAGGGGCTATTCTCCTTTTTCGTTGTTTATTAATTGTAGCATTTCGGACTGACATTTATTGCCTTTGCGAGTATAGGCCTTTTTAGACTTAACATAAGTGGCAGCATTAGAACGGCGTAGTTCCATAAGTCTACGCAATTCCTCAGCATTTTTCTTTGTTGTCATAAACTAATCTTAGCATACATTGTCTTAAAATGTCAAATCTTAAATCTGTGATCAATCTCACATCGACACGCTAGGAAATTTTGTGCGGGGAAGCACACAAAATTAACTTTATTATTCTTCTTCAATAAAAACATACAACTGAATTAAATCAGTATGACTATACTGCGTTATTTCTCTTTCACCAAATTCATTTTCGGTTTGTATGTCATAGTTATCTCCCGTTGAGTCACACTCAATAAAAATTACTTCAACAATGTCATTGTCAATTCTAATTAAATCACCAAGCATTAATTGATTAGGCTCTAAGTTATCTGCGTGGATCAATTCCATAGTTTTCATTGTATCAGATATTTTATTCTTCATCTTCATACTCATCTACTGGGTCAATGAACCAAGATAGGTGGTGTTGGTCTACAATAGCGTGGGCAGGTGCGTGACTCATACCCTTATAGAATACGCCTTCAGGCATAGCAATAAATCTATCATAGTCCTCATCATAGTAAGCATCAATAGCATCAATACAAGGCTGTACCATAGAAAGTGGTACGGGTGGGTAGTGATTACCCTGTAAGTGATACGCTAATTGTGTTTCTAAATCTAACACGCTATCTGCTAATCCAATTGCTGTTACGCTTCCCATTATTTATACCTCTACACTTTCGTTGTTGTTAGTTAATTGCTTTATGTCTGCGACATAGACATTATCTTTATTTATTCCATACTTTAATTGGAATTGAAAGACATCAATGGCTTCATCATACGACTCTGCCTCGACATCTATAAAAGTGTTAAATTCGAAAGTTTCCATTACTTAGTCACAACCCTTCTGCCTTCACGATAGAAAGTGCGTGTGTGCATTTTCCCATTTGGCTCTGATAGATTAACTGTTGCATACTCATCAGCAAATCCCCAATCAACAATTTTGTTAAACTCTGTTACTGCTGAAAGTGCATTATCATAGCGACCAACCCAATTAGGTTCTGTTGCGCTATCATAGGTTACTGTTATTGAATATTCATAGTCCATTAGTCGTTCTCCTTAGTAGTAAATAGTGCGCCTTCATTAAGTAAGCCCACTTCCAAATTAAATAATTCATCGGGTGTTGCTTGCTCCAAGTCTACCCACCCTGCGCCTTCGTTGTCAATTCTAAATATTTCTATGTATCCCATTAGTGTTGCTCCTCGCAATTCTGTGAGTAATCAAACTCGCAATAGTAACAACCCATAGCCTCGCCGTGAGTCTTACAAGTGTGCTTAAACTGTTGCTCATCACAACAAAATAGCATTTCGTCTTTAATGAGATAAAACTCATTTTGGTCTATTATTACTGAGGTCATTTCTGCCTTCTTTCTTTATCTTATTACTATGTAATCCTATCATCTTTGGCTGACATTTATCTACCTACTGGCGAGTAATTCCAAATAGTAAGACGCTCAACCTATGTGATAAAACTCACAAAATTTCGGGCGTGTCGTAAATAACTTCTTAAATGACTTGTGGATAACCTGTGGACGACACGCTAGGAAAATCTTTGAGCAGTTTTAGATCTTGCTCAGGATTTTATTTTATTTTTTAAGTCGTTCATCTCGCAAAGTAAGTTGCAGTCTGCGAATTTCTTTTTGTTGTGCAATATTTTGTTTCCAAAATACCAACATCATTGAAAGAGATCCCGCCAAAGCAATTACAATTGCAATTAGTGTTCCGTTATCTAAAATCAATTTGACATCTCCAATTCTTTATTACAAGCATTAAAAAATCTAACGTGGTCAAATCTTTCGTTATCTACTTCAAACATTTCTGAAAAAGAATCTACTAAATCTTCAAAAATTAAATTGTTGTTAATAGAATATTTTAAGTCTGATAATATTTTAGCAGTAGCGACATAGTCTTTACGAGTCATCATTATTCGGCCACCTTTAGAATTGCGTAAGTGCCACGAGCATTTATTTCATCAAGGACAGGACCGAGAGCAGGCGCTACCAAATCTTTTAGCATACCTTCAAGCATTGCTACCAAATCTGAGTGAGGAATAGCAAGTGCTGACTTTCCTATTGGGTGAGTTTCATCAAATTCTGTTACGAATTTTAGAGAGTGTTCTACTTTAGTCATTTATTTTATTTCCTATTCTTTAGTTGTTAAATTGGTTTAGGTCTTGCTCAATGCCAAAATCGCATTCACAAGTTTCAACATCAAAATTATCATTATCACCAAAAAAGATTAAACCTGTTGAGTGACATTCCTCGCAGGGTATCGACATAACTGAGTTTATCATTTAGTCACCAACCTTTACGGCAAGAGTGCGATAAGTGTAACCGCCATAAGGCTTGCGGACTTCTACAAGATAAGCCTCTGCGCCTTCATACCAAACCGCTTTAGGGTGGATTTGAGCAGATACGATTTCACCTGTTAAGGTATTTGAGCGATAAGTTTTTCCTACAAGTAGGTTTTCTATTGTGTAAATATTTGCTGACATTATTTTCCTTCTTTCATTTTGTCTTGGATTGCTTTTGATTTCATTAGGGCTTCTAAGCCTTTACCTAATGAGGCAAGGCGTTGAGCCTCTACCATTTGCTTGTATTCATCAAGTGTCATTATTTGACCTTTCTTTAAGTGATAAGACTATCTTATCAGGGGGCACTGACATTATTGCCACTTATTTGCTAAGGCTCATTGTGATTTATCTCACACTTATTTGCTTAGGCTCATTGGCTAATGTCTTTATTTAATTGTTCTTACTATGTAAGTATAGCAAAGAAATGTCAAAAAGTCAAATCTAAACACGGCGTGTCGTATGTGATTAATCTCACATTAGTTATACACACCCCTGTGGATAACTTTTTGCTAGGATTTTTTATTCGCCCTTCACGAATAAATAAGATCCATAGAATAAGCAAATAAAAGAAAACCAAAACAATGCGTTACCGCTAATAAAAAAGTTACTCATTTATTTTCCTCAATTTCATTTAGTAATTCCCAAAGTATTGGCTCTAATTCTTTAGCAGCACGATCAAGTTTTTCTTGTAGTGTATTCATTTATTTCTCCATTACTCTAATTACAGTATCTAAATCTTTATCGCTAAGTAGTACACCAGCACTACCCCATAGGGCAGAGAGAGCATTATCTCCGTATTTTTCTTTTGCTAATGCGTAGGCTAATTCTCTTTTATCGTGTGTATTCATTTACTTACCTACCTTATAGAGAAAGTCCCACGCCTTACGGCATAACAGTATGCTTTCGCAATTATCACAACACACAACCCCATTAGGGTTTAGGTCATAGTCATAGATGTCAATGGTAGTGCTAACCGCACCGCATACTGACTTGATAGGTACATAGGTACTCATTTATTTACTCCCTCAAATAGTTCTTTACACTTATTAGGATTTTCCCAATAAGGTTGCCCTTCGTGATACAGGGCGGGGGCTAATACAACCTGACCGCAAGGGCATAGGTTCATTAAGCCTTTAGGGTAATCGCTTACAGTAGCGAACTTAGTCCAAATACTCATTTATTTTTCCCCTCTAATAATTCCGTTAATTGCTAACAGGTCGCACTCTACTTTTAGAGTTGTTGATTTATTTAATTGTGAAGGTAGCGCAGAGATAAACTCACGCAATTTTTGTTCGGTAATGAAAGGCATTTTTTTAGTATTGCCATTGTAAGATGTAAGTGTAAGAGTAATCATTACTTAGTCACCTTCCATCTTGTCCACATAGGCAGACGCTCAGGGTCGGTATCATCATACCAACGCTCAATGTTATTTTCACAATCTTGGCAGAAAGTAAATTGCTCATCTCCAATTTCTGAGATAGCAGATTTCATAGGATTATGCTCTGAAAACTCTGAGCATTTTGTTATTGTTAATGTAGTCATTTTAAGACCACCTTTCTTTAGCGGATTTCTTTACCGCTTGTTTTTCTTTATACTGTAATTGTAGCAGGGGGGTCTGACATTTTGAGGGGTATAAATGGTGTAAATCGGACATTGTGAGATTAGTCACATATGAGGTACATCACATTACTTATACACATCACCCTGTGGATAACTTTTTTCTAGGGGATCGATGTGGTGTATATCACATAGACATAGGCCCTATATACGGCGTGTCGAGTTGCTTTTGTCAGTCTATCCTGCTATACTTCCATTATACAAACTAACAAAGGACAGAAAATGAACCCATTTACAGCAGTAATCGATTGGATAGACGAGAATGGTGACTTCGGCGCACCAATAGGAGCCTTTATTGGCGTAGGTGTAGCAATAACGCTATGCTTTATATTTGGGGGTAATTAAATGATAACAGCAACACTAACAAGCGTTACAGGTACTACTAAGAAGATGCAATTCCCTAACAAGGAGAATGTCCTATCATTCATTGACCGCTATGCGGAAGTGCTACCAATAGGCACGGCTATCAACATAGACGCACCACTTGCTGGTATCCACTCAGGTTGGATACAGGGTAAGGCTAAAAAGGTTTGACAAGTAAATAAATCTTAGTGCGTCTGATATGGGCGCACTATTTTTTTGTCATTTTATTTTTATAAACACGTATCGTACATCTAGACAATATTTTCAGATTTATGGTAAAATGAACTATGGGAATTTTAGACAATCTTGAAAATTCATGGGATATAGAAGAAAAGCCTAACCTTGCTGTAAAAATATTTTCAGATATGGTTTGTTCAGAATGTGAATCTAAACTTATGCCAGTAACAGATAACATGGGTAGAGAAATTTTCTGGGAAGACTTAGGAAGACCTACCAACGCTTAGGGTGTTTGGTATGATCATATTTACGGTAAATCCTAAAATCGTTTAGCGATTGAATAATAACTTTTTTATCTACATTACACATCTTGGCTAATGTATCAATAGATTTTTCCTGGTCTACATATTGGATCTCTAGCCATTCTTTATTTTCATGATTTTTCATTAAAAAAGTCTCTCGCTCTCTGATATAAATTTTCAGATTTGCTATGAGTGGCTATATGAATATGCGGATGCTCCATAAGGCCATGAAATTTCGGGGATCGATCATTAAAATGAATAGAGATTTCATCTATATTTAAATATACTCTAAGATCATTTATAGTTTGCACTATATCTGCAAAAGTGTCAAGTCCTTCTTGGCTATTTAGCATATCGTTGGTTTGTCGATAATGTTTATTTGGAATAAAAACTAATTCAAAAGGCGTATTTGGAAATAACTCTTCATCTACATAGAATTTTTGATTTTTGTATATTGAGTTATGCTGGCTATCAAGGTTTAAGGTTTGGTATTGTTCAAAATCGTGATCTATATACACAGATAGATATCGTGAATCTTCTTGTCCAAAAGTGACCCCTACGTGGTTCCAAATTTTACGTTCTTTAGAATTTTCGGGGCATAGAAAACATAAGTCTTCTTCACTTTTGGCAATAGTCATTATTCTGTAATATAACCATTATCTTTCAATGCATCATAGATAATGCCATTCATGTAACGAAGTTGATGAGAGTTTTCGCTAATAACTTTTTCAATTTGTGCACTATCCATATTTTGCTGTCCTGCCATTTGTCTGTTAAACTGTTCAACAGTCTCAGACATAACTTCTACTGCGCTATCTTTCATTTTATTCTCCTTTGGTATTAACATGTTAAACCGAAAACGGTTGTATAACTATTATAGCGTATCGGCAGATAGACGTCAAACCCTATTTCCACTCTATTTCTTGGTCGTATGTCACACTATACTCATCTGTAAAAATCTCTGCATATGAGATTATATCTTTTTGATATCGTACCAAGGTGTTTCGGCCTACTTTATCTGCCACATACTTAACACCCTGGACTAATGGCTCAAAACTCATCTCATGGTCTTCTAAGGCCCTATTAAGGGTACTCAAATAACGTCCCTTGCCATACCGTTTAGATGTAAATGATTGATCTACATAATCAAACCTTGCTTGCTTATCGTTATCCCGTGCAATGTCCGAATTGTCTATTATGTACTTTATTGCAGGATGATCCATCCGTGTTGACCAATTTCGCATGTTGTCGCTGTATTTCTCCATGTTCTTAAGAGTTGAGTCAGCGAAGGCCATGCGTATAAGGTCTTGCTCGGAGGTTTGAACCTCTGTTGCGAAACTTATCAAAAAAGCGGTTGCGAAAGGAAACTTGTCGCTATAAGTCGTGACACCAAAGTGAACATTTGGATTAAACGACTCGACGGACATATTATCTTCTAAGAGTCGCATATGATTGCCGAGAGATACAAACTCTTGTCGATTCATATCGCAGTCAACGAACAAACATTCCGACGGATCTATATCCTCGGCGAGACATAAAATATTTTTGTCGTACGAACCCACTATTTTCGAACCGTTAAAACGCTCTAATAATTTTGCGGTCATAAAACCATCCATGTCAGGGGATACAATCAAATTCTTAGAATACTCCAATGTGTTAAGTATCTCTGTTTTCATTTAGTATAAACGTCCCTTATAATAATGTTATGACAATCCAAGACTGGGCTTCCCTAATCGTAGCCATACTTACAATTGTATCATCAATTGCCTTTGGAATCAAGTGGATGGTAAAACATTATCTCAGCGAACTTAAGCCCAATTCTGGATCATCGATGAAAGATCAAATTTCGAGATTAGAAAGTGCTGTTGACGAACAGAGAATTGACTCTATAAAATCTAGAGATCGTCAAGAAAAGAAAATTGACGATATGTATAAAATGTTACTTGATCACATTGACAAACTTAATAAATAATTTTGCTATATACTATATATAAAGATATCTTTTAAAACTATAAAGATAGTTCTTATTTCTTATATATTTAAAGTATACACTATCGATATCCTGGCATAAAAGACTTATTGTGACAAAACGGACATATCTAATTGTAACAATTTGGTAAACTTTAATATCATGTCTGTATTGTCCTTTTTGTGGTATAATTTTAAAGTCTAATGCCATGGTTTGTCCTATACCCACCGATCATGGTATTAGTCATTTTTTGTGGTATAATCGCATTATGACTATGCATGGACCAGAGGTTTTTGGGGCAGACCCAGCCAGAATTAGATGGCAAATTATTAGAGGAGATACTTCTCCGCTTCGTGTTGAATTTTTAGAAGATGACGAAACCACATATTTTGATACCTCTGGTTGGGTATTTAAAGCAAGCGCTTATGATCCAAAAACACAAATAATTGATGAGTTAGAGGTTACTCATGGAAATGGGTATGCAGACATTATGGCTCCATCATCTATTACTGAACTATGGGGAACTGGTTACAAATCAGTTGTAACAGAATTAACTTTTGACCTTCAAGTAACTATTGATGGAGAAACAATTTGGACACCATTGATTGGAACTATATCAGTCCTTGGTGATATTACGGGTAGTCTATAATGGCAGTTATTAAAATTGTTCCAATGCCTGGAGTGGCAGTAGTTGGTCCTACTGGTCCCGCAGGAACTAACGGTACAAATGGAATTAATGGTACAAACGGAACTAATGGTTTGCAAGGTGTTCCAGGTACAAACGGGACTAATGGTACAAATGGACTAATTCCAACTTCAGGAACTTGGGATACTAAGTTTGCATTTCACAGTGGAATAGATGTTTCAGTTGCAAATTCTGGCTATGAAGCAAACAAGATGGGTTATTATTACTGTGTTGGAGATTTAGTTCATTGGGAGTTCAGAATGTTAATGGGCAATCCAGTGTCTTGGGGATCTGTAGGAAGTTGGGCTTTTGAATTACCATTTCCTCCATATTTTGCAAATGATTCCGTCACAGGAAGTCCAATTAAAAATGCTTATAACAGAACTATTGCTAATGGATGGTTTAGGGTTACAGCAGATGTAGATCCAACTCCAGAGTACGGCCTTATAACGGCAGAAAATTCTTATCAAGACAACGAGTATCATTTTCTAAATGCAAGTGCAATATTAAGAACTTATGTAAGAACAGAAACTGGAAACTATACTGCTAATCTTCCTGGATATCCATATCCAGCAACATGGCCTACCAGCGCTGATTTGGTTGGAATGGCATTCCTTACTGCACTAAATCAAGAGCCAGAAACAAACGTTGTTGCTGGATACCCAGGAAACACAAAAACAGTAGGATATAAAAATATAAATTCAACCTGGCCAGCAAATCTTGTTCAGGCTTTGGCTGACAACACTGACGAAATTCCTGCAAATAACGCAAGTGAATTCACACCCCAAGGAAGAAACGAAAACGGAATACAGTTTAACTTTTCTGGCGTATATCGAAAAGCATGAGCATAGTAAAAGTTACAACTCCAAGACCTGAGTTGCCTTCAGTAATTAGAATTAAAGACAAAACCTTTAAAGTAAAATAAGTGGTACAATCTAAGTATGACACTACATGCCCTCGTAACCCTTGATAGCACAACTGCTACCCGATTAACTCCAAACGGAATGCATTCTGGAATGGATATTACAATTCAAAACATTCACGCATCAGCATATGTATATGTTGGTGGAGAAGGAGTAACAGCATCTGACTACGGATATCGTATTGCTCCAGGATCAGCATTTTCTGTTGAACTACCTGGAACAAATGCGCTATATGCAATAACAAATGTTAATGGTTCAGCAATTGCAGTTCTTAAGACAGGTCTTGAATAATAATGGCACGTTTTACTACAACAGGTGGTAGCGGAGATGGAACTCCAGGTGCGCCAGGTACAAATGGTACAAATGGTACAAATGGTGCAGATGGTGCAGATGGACAATACCCAAACTACTTAGGCGAATATAACAACGGTGCTTCATATCCAATCGGAGGAATTGTAAGTATCCCAGTTGGAAGTCCTTATGGAAATCCAGGACAACTATTTATAAGATCTACTAATCCAGGAAATCCAGGCTATCCACCAGGAACTGCATCTTGGACACTTTATACAAATGGCCTTATAGTTGCAGGTCTTCCAGCATTTCTACCATTAACGGCTTCTAGTGGTGCAGGAAATTACTTGGTACCTTACGAACATTTTAATTATGGTGCATACGGAGATACAATTGCAATTGCAAGAACTCCACAAGTAGATGCATATATGAATTACGCTACATCTATAGGGATTCCTCAAATGTGGGCATTTAAACATTTTCAGAGTGAAGCACATGCAACTGCTGAGATGAATTTAAGTATATATATTGAATTAGGTGTTCCAACTTTAAACGTAGAAATTGGTGGCGCAGGTAAAGAAATTTGGACATTATCATACACTGCTTCTGAGTGGAATCAGTGGCAATCTGGCTTAGCGGCTTCTTATCAACAACATAGTGGTGGAATTAATGGAATTGAATACGGTTTATTTCTAGCAAAAACTGGTGCGCTTGCTTTACAGTCTTAATTATTAACAATATAGACATACCCAATACTTTAAAACTTGTGAGATAATGTATCCATGGCTACCTCTAAATCTATGGACTTTCCAAGTGCAAAAAAATCTTCTTATGCTGCACAAGTAGAACAGAATCAAGCATCTCCATACCAAGAAAATACACTATCCTTTCTTCCAGTCCCTGGACCACAAGGTCCTCAAGGACCAGCAGGTAGAGATGGCATAGACGGATCAGTTGGTCCAGAAGGACCACAAGGACAAATAGGACAAAAAGGAGATACTGGACAAAAGGGACAAGATGGTAAAACCTTTCTTCCAAACTATGGACAGCCACCAGGATGGGCAAAGTATATTTCTGATAATTCAAAACCAACAAAAACAGGAGCATCTTTTGGAGAAGACGGTTGGGTAAGCCTTGTTCTTGGAAATGTTTCACGTGAAACAGTTGAAGATTATCTTCCAGAAAACTCTAAGGGTCTATATGGAAAAGAAACTAAAAGAATTAACCTTAAAGGATTAGAGTTGGGAACTCAACTTCAAATAACCTATGATTTTGAAATAACAACATATTCTTCGAATACAGAAGTATGGTTTAGGTCATTTTTTCCAGAAAGCAAGGCTGAGGTTATATCTTTTGTAGCATCTTTAAAATATCAGTATTCGTATGATCTTTCTGTTACTCAAAATCTGTTCTTAAATTCAGATGCCGACAAGATTTCTGGCATTGTTCCACAGGTAAGAACCGATATGGACTCTATAGTCATATTAAAAAGTATTGCTGTTTCAGTCAGGTAACATGGTATAATAAAGTTATGGCATTCCCAGGCACAATGAATATTACATACTATAAAGGTGACACTTATGAATTTCGTGTATACCCAAAAAAGTCCGACGGGACACCATACAATCTTTCTCAATTTGACCACAGCCAAGTTGAACTCTCTGGTCCAAAATTTACAATAGCCCCAACAAGAGGTCTTAATTATTCATCAAACACTGCTGTAGTTAAGGCCTATGCGTCAATATCTGCAGATAACACATATTTAATATGTGCAATTAGACCAGGTGATGGAAACCTTTTAAACTCTGCAGTTGAATATGTTTATGATATTCAAATTGTTCAAAAGGCTTCGGTTTCTAATACTCTAACGTACAATAAAGTTTTAACAGTTCTTACTGGTGTTATAACTGTTGTTGAGGATATAACAAACCCAAGTTTGGGGTCTTAAATGGTAGACGTTTTAATTGATACAGAAGATATAACAATTCTTGGTGGGCCAGACTCTATAAGTGTAGATTTAGATATTGGGCCAGACGGCGAAAGAGGAAGCAAGATTTTTACTTCTGTTGGAGACCCAAACCTAGTTTCTATAGGAGGAAATCAAACATTTAAGGTTTTTGATCTATGTATAAATGTTAATCCATCTGATGCTGACTATCAGTTCTTATATCAAAGAATAAATGACTCTGGTGTAGAGACTTGGGAAAAAATATTTAAAATGACTACAAATCAATACTCAGAAAATGAATCAAGAACCTTTGTTAATGGAAATACTGAAATTATTGTAAACCTTATTGATATTGTTCCAGAAGATATGTTAACTTCCGTAAATGCTTCAGATTTTGCTGTTATTCATAATATTGTTGGAAGTCAAACTCCAATAGCAAGTTCTGTTCTAATAGGAGACATAGTAACCAATGGGGCATCCCGTGGATTACCAATAACTGTTCGTGGAGTAACTCTTGAGAGTGGATCCTGGGCAGGTTTATCTGGAAATTTGGTTGTTCATCTCTTTATTAGTATGGTATAATTTTTTAGAGGTGGTTAAAAATGGCTCAAGATATAAACCCTAATGCAGAAGGACCTTTCAATACTCAGATCCCATCATATGGCGATGCTGCTGACATAGTCGCTGCGCTAAGACTTTTTCTTTATGGAACAACAACCCCACCAGCCACAACTGCACAAATTCTTCCAGAATCAATTGCTCATTATTTACAAGAAATAAAAGATGATATAGAAATAATTAATACAAGAGGAGTTGGATCCGCTGTAACAAATAATGCTCCAGCGACTCCAATAGAAGGATATGTTTGGATGAAGAAAAACTCTTCTGCTTCTAATTCTGTTGTTTTCCCATCTGCAATCTTTACAAACACTCCTCCAGCATCAAATACTGTAACAGACGGTGCGTTGTGGGTAGATAGAGATTCAGTCCCATTAAGTATGTATATTTTTGATTCATTGACAAATTCATGGAAGCCGATTGGAGTATAATGTCAACAGTTAGCGATGATGGTAAGTTAGCATACCTATACGATTTAGAAGATGATACTTGGTATCCAGTTACTGGAAGCACAAATACAACTGCAAACTATATTTGGAGCGGTACTCATAAATTTTTAAATTCAGCAACCTATGAAACAGTTGTACGTGCAAAAGGTGGAGTAAATAATTTTTTAAATCCATCATCTCGTAATGATGTTATTGCAAACCCAATTAATGGGCTTGTTTGTTTTATTCAGCAAACAGATAATGGAGATATTATAAACCAGATCCAATATTATTATAATGGTTCTTGGAGAGAGTATTCTGATTCTGTTTATTTAGCATCAGTCTCCGCCAGCAAAACATTGAGTTTATCTGATGTTGGAAAAACTTTAAAAATTACATCAAACCAAGATGTCATAATCACAATTCCAACAAATGCAGCAGTTCCTATTTTAATTGGTCAAAGAGTAGATCTTATTAGATACGGTGTTGGGGGTGTTTTCATTAGCGAAGCAAGCGGTGTAACTGTCTTAAGTAAAAATTCAAATAAGAAAATTGCTGCAAGATATTCTGGTGGTTCGCTAGTAAAAACTGATACCGATACCTGGATTCTTATTGGCGATTTGACAGCGTAGGTCTAATCATGGGTTGGATTAGCAAATGGTCTGCTTCTAAAGGAATGGTTTCAGTACCAAACATCCTTGAAATATCAAAAGAAGCAGCAGAGGCATTAATCCAAAGTAATGGTTTAACAATTGGGACTAGGTCAACAGTAACACAAGAAGATAATACAAAAACTAATATTGTTTCTTCTCAGGCTACGGCTTCAGGAGTACTTGCCGATTATGAGACACCAATAGATTTTACATATAGAATTTTTTCATTTACACCATTTGGAGTGTTTTCATTTGCACCTGTTACACCATTCTCAGTATTTTCGTTTGTTCCTTTTACAGTTTTTTCATTTGTTCCTTTTTCAGTTTTTTCATTTACACCAGCCCCAGCAACATTGTCTGTTACTAATTTATCAGGAACTGCAACAGGTACAACAACTGCAACAATTAGTTGGTCTTCTAACGCCCAACAATCTTTCTTGTTAATGGTAGTTCCAAGATTTTCAGATGATGAACCAGGATTTACTTTAAGAGGAACAACATCAACTAGTGTTACTGCAACTGGCCTTACGCCAGATAATGATCATGATATAACCCTTTTTGTATATTCTGGTCCAAATGAAACTGGATCAAGTGCATTAGCGCAGGGTCTAGTAAAAACAAATGCTGCTACTCCAGTAGTACTAGATAAAACAGTTCCAGATGTTGTAGGGCTGACATCTGCAGCAGCAAATACTGCTATTGCGACAGCAGGTCTTGTAGTTGATGGTGTTCAAACAGGAACAACTACAAGCCTTTCTGCTAATAGTGGCAAAGTTCAAAGCCAATCTCCAGCAGCAGGAACTGCAGTTGCTTCACAGACAGGGGTTCTTCTAACTATGTGGAACTATGTGGCTGCAGGGTGCACTGTTGCAACAACATATACTTATAATTATGGGGAATGGGGAGTTTGCGGTGCTACCATTACTGCAAAACAAAGAAGAGAAGCAACAAGTAGAGAGTACTCAACAACAAACGCTGACTGCTCAATTACTACTGGTACACAATATTACTATAACCTTGGTTTGTCTACCCCTTGGTCTGAACTTAGAGACTGCATTGCTAGTTGTACTCCTGGAACAACTTATGAATATCAATGGAGTTCCTGGGGAACTTGTTCTGGAGGAACACAATCAAGAACTGCTACACACAGACTTAACGTATACACTTATGCAGATTGTTCTGTAGATGATGGACTAGAAGCATTTTGGCAAGCAGGAAGATCAGGTCCTTGGACAGAAAGTCAGAATTGTTCTGTAGAACCTGTTTGTCCTCCAGGATATCATTATTCCGAAAGATACGAAGATTGTGTTCCAGATACTCCACCAGCATTCTCGTTTACACCAACCCCAGCATTCTCGTTTACTCCAACCCCAGCATTCTCGTTTACTCCAACCCCAGCATTCTCGTTTACACCAGTTACTCCAAAAATTGTTTTACGTACTGAAATGACAGCCTGTATAGCAGATTCATATTGTCCAGAGGGTGGAGAAAGATTTGAAACTGTTTATTATACAGATGGAACTAATGATGGAGGAAACTATAGGTGTTGTTCTTATACTCCACCAGCATTCTCGTTTACTCCAGTAGCAGCATTCTCGTTTACACCAGTAGCACCTGCTCATCCCGCTCTTCTTTCTGGATATCATTTATGTGCACAAGGAGATGTTCCAAATGGAGATAGCCCATGTTATCAATCAGACGTCGGAATTACTTGTGTAAATAATGGAGCATCTGGCGCTTCTTGTACACCTCCAGCAGCATTCTCGTTTGCTCCAGCACCAGCATTCTCGTTTACACCAACCCCAGCATTCTCGTTTACACCAACCCCAGCATTCTCGTTTACACCAACCCCAGCATTCTCGTTTACACCAACCCCAGCATCTTGTACTCCAAACTGCGTATTTGATGATTATGTTTGTAATGGATGGGCAGCAACATATTATTATGTTGATTTGAATAACTGCGGTCCTTGTGCAACATACACCGATGACTATGGTTGTGCATAGGAATACAATATGATATACTATTTAAAAAGGAGAATAAAAAAATGCAATTTAAACTAAAAATAGATTCTGATATTATTAATTTTATTAACATTGAAACAGATATTGAAACATTATTGCCAATAAATTCAGCAGATACATTATTTTTTAATGTATTGTCAAAAAGTCCATCCATTGTAGAAATAACCAATCTAACATATAACCCACAGCCAGATTCTGCTTGGAATGGTACAGATTTTATAGATTCAGAAAATAGAGAAATAAGACCACTTGCAAAATCTAATGATGGATTTAAAAAATTTGCATTTGTGGTTGGTGGTAAATATAAACTTTTTTACGGCATTAAAGATGATCCAAAAAATGAAATGATGATAGCACTACTTTCTAGTAATCCAGAAGTTATAGTTGAGTAATTTTTATAATGGAAGAAAACCTTTCCCCCTGGGAAAAATATAAAAAAAATTTAGGAGAAACAAGACCGTGGGATTTTATTAACCCAAATACGGAATATGCTGATAAAAATGTTGCAGATCAAAGGTATGAGATATGCAAATCATGCCCAAACTTTTTGCCAACTAAGCAATGTAAGTTATGTGGATGTTTTATGGCTGCTAAGTCAAAACTTTTGCATGCAAAATGCCCAGCAGGCTTTTGGCCTAATTAGGAAACTTGTTCATCCACATTCTGGTCTTGGGCGTAATGCCCTTCCATGAAGACCAATCATCTCCACCCTTTGTCATGTAGTATGCAATTTCAGCATTCTTGACGGGATTGAAGAGTTCAGCGTTAGAGTCAAGATCAAACTTAGTTCTACGATCAGGACCAAGTGTATCGATCATATTAATTTGAAACATGCCATAAGAAGAGTCGCCAGTCTTGTGGTTGCCATTAAAAGCCAATGGTCGTCCATTAGATTCCTTCTTGGCTACCGCCCAGGCAACTACAAGGTCTTTACCCTTGAAGCCAACTAGAGATAGGAGTTCTTTAAGTTCTAAATCGGTTAGAGATGTCTTGTTTTCAAAACTCTCTAGTCTTTTTGCTTTAGATACCAAAAAAACCTCTTTCGAGGCATTTTCTTGCATCTGAGCCTGTTCCAGGCTAAGATTGTTTTTAGTATCAAGATCTGAAGAAGCACTAGCGTTAGAAGTAACCGCTATTAGTGCTACGATACTGAGTGTGCTAATGATCTCTTTGTTTC